ATATTGATTTATTTGATCTTCAAGTAATCCATTGTTGTATATTTTTACTTCATTTATTTTATTTGTAATATAAAAGTCATCATTCATTAATATAAAATCTTCAGGTATTTCTTCAGAGGCACACGCAGCCCTAAGATTATTAAGTGCATTTTGATATTTATGTTGATCTTGTAATACTGAAATATAATTGCCAACATACCAGTCTGGTTTTCCACCAACTACCCAAATTTTCGGATCATTAGTATTTTTTACAACAGATCTAATTGAGTATCTAAGTTCTTCGTTTTCACCATCTTTACATATGTATACAAAATTCATAAATTCCCTTTATATAAAAAAATAGGGACAGAAATATCCATCCCTATTTATTAAGTATAATTACTTTACAGCCTTTTTAGCAACTTTCTTTTTTGCTGCTTTTTTAACTGGCTTGATATTCTTAAGCGCAACCTCTACATCTTTTGCAACTGCATCAAACTTTCCAAAAGATTTATCCTTTGGATTTGCTGCACGAAGTGCGACTGGAACTAGGGCTGCTACAAGTGCTGCCCACATATCTTTAGGATCTGTAATTCCAGCGGTATACAAAGCAATTACTGCTGCAAGAACTGAGCGACCATAACTTGAAAGCATTGCTTTTAGTTGTTCTTTATTCATTTAATCACCTCTTTCATATACCATTATAGCGTATATTGCTATAAATCTTTTTATTTTTGCTCAACTATAGGCTTGAGTTTTTCTAAAATAAACTTTAATTTTGCATCTGAGTATAAGTCTGCCAACTTTGGCTGTTCAATTTGTTGCTCACAATATAAGATAATATCATTAACAATAGCCATTGTTTCCTCAATATAATTAAAAGCCACGTCTCTAGAATCTGATAGAAATTTAATAAAATTTTCTTGAGTTTCATCTGTTTCATTTTTAATTAAATCTAATTGATCTTTTAAGGTTTCAGAAAAAGCCTTTAATATTCTTTGATCAAGAACAAATTGTTTTAATAATGTTTTTAATGTATACACTTTATAGGACAAGGATACAATAACGCACATGCTTAAAAATAATCCAGTAAACGTAATTAAATTAAAGAACTGCATCTAATAACTCATTTCTTTGTGCGTGTGTTGGCCAATAATAATTGCATTTATCACAACATGGTTTATTATATGGACTAGTTACTGCATACTGATAGTCAATATAAAAAATAGGATCTTTTTTGTATAGATTAGCCTTATGGGTTGTTGTAATACGCATTACTTTATTGTCATTAAGCCAGAACATTGGTGGGGTCTTTCCCCATCTACCCGAACATTTTGCTTTAAGATCATTAAGGTTATTCTCATTGTTTATTGTCTTAATCCCACGAACCTTAGCCTCTTCTATCATGTGCTGTATATAAGACCACAGACCAGCCTCATAGCCCTTCCACATAAGCACTGCAGGGTGATTACGCCATGCCCCAGACGGTGACTCTCCTGACAACACCTTGAGTATTTGATACCCCTCAAGGATTTGTTTATTAAGTCTTTTATTGTCTAAGGATTTTGCGGTATATGAAATATTACTAGATGGAAGAAATGTTTGCATTAAACAACCTTAAGGGTATTGCAACGAGTACAGCCAACATATGTATTGCCAGTAAATGGACATGCTCCAGCATCTACAAAGATATGTTTTTTAAATTTACATATAATTTTTTTTATAATCATTTTACACCAGTCCTAACTAGCATGACTATAGCCCCATTTTCTTCTAAGGCTTTTTTAACCTTTACCATATATTCTACAGCAACTCTCTTATCTCTGTCAAATAAATTCATAAAACTTTTTTCATCTGCTCTTACTGTAATGAAATGCTCATTATCAATAATATCTACACCAAATCCTTGTGGAGGAGTAATAGATCTAACTGCTCGCTTCATTGCGTCTGTATACATTTTACTTCATTGTCAGATTCTGCCATATTTCAGACCATTTAGATTTTGTTTTATGGCTATTAAACTCTCTAGATATTTTACCTTTGTCTAAATAAATACCGCCCCAAATTCCATATTCTTTCTGTGATATTCCTACAGCAAAACAAGTTGCTGCGACTGGACACTTTAGGCAAACACTGTCAACACCATGACGAATATCTGGAGTTTCTTCATACTTATCAAAGAATAGATTTGTATCAAAGTCTTTACAGGCAGCACTTTCTTTCCATAAATGTTTATTCATGCTGTTTGTACTTATCTGGCATAGTCCAGCCATTACGGTTTGCTACATACCTTTTTTGAATATTCCATTTATTATTTTTATATACTCCGTTTTTTTCAAAGGCAGCAGAATCTAATGGAGTTAGTTCAAGAACATCCCAACCATCCCAAGACAACTTGCTATTCATGGAAACAATTGATTCCATTTGTTTTAAATTATTTACAATCATTATTACTCCTTAGTATTGGAATGTTCCAAATTCAAAATCTTGCGCTTGTGCAAGTTTTGCTACATTTGATAGTGCCTGGTTTGGTTTTGATAAATAGGAAAAGTAATCAATCTCATGTAAATTTTCTTCGACCCATGTATAGTGAACCTTGATAAACTTAACTTTGATTCCTCTAGCCTTTAGATTTCGTTCTGAAACATTGCAAAACTCAGAAGCAAAATCATTTACATTTGATGGTCCTAATGAATATACAATAAACTCATGATCAGTTTCTTTTAAACCAGACATCATTACACCCATAGAACGAAGGAAAACAGAATACTCATCGAACTCATTGGTTCCCTGTACTACGACCTTCATTTCTTTTTCCATTCTTTAGGTGATCTAGTATGTCTAACATCTTTGCTACTTCTTTATTGTCCATATTTGTAAAGTCAATTGGTCTTGCATTTTCCCTATCGACTTCTCCTTCTTCTACATTTGCTTGATAAAACACATTGTTATTTACCCAGTAAGCAGTTGGGCCAACAACCAAAACACGAAAGGTATTTTTTTCTTTCAGTTTTGTAGTTTGAGATACACGTTTTATCTCTATACCTTCTGGCAAAAGGCTAGAAATAATACTGTGAATCCTAGTCTGACTATATTTAATTTTTGGTAAAACTTTTTTTTCTTGTTTCTTTACTGTATAAAGTATAGCCCAAATGCCATAAATTGTCAACAATAAAAGAACAATTTGATTCATGTATCTATTGTATCACTGTTGCGATAAAATTCTTTTGATTTCATTCAAAACTGTCTTATAAATATCGTCCAACCAAGAAATAGCATTTTCATCAAAAGCCTTTTCTGTTAGCCCAACGTCTGGATTATCTTGCAATAAATCAATTATTAAAAATCCTTGTTCCCACAAAAACATTACCTCACGGTTTAATTGTGTTTGATGTATGTCAAATAGATCTGGATTAATGTCTTTTAATTTGTCGGTAAAGTTATAAATTGCTTCACCTTCTTCATTTAAACCAGCATACTCAATTGCACCTTGTTCAACTAAATCTATAAAGATAAGATCTTCTTCTTTCATTTTTACTCCCTATAGTCAATGTTAAGAATACATCTAATTTGTGATTCTTTTGGTGATGTAGATGAATGGTAATATCTACCGTCAAATTTTATTGCAGTACCCATTTTAGGTTCTACAGAATGTAGAACTGGTAAATCTTTAGGATTAGAAATATCATCTCCAAGTTTTTTATCAAAGATAACGGTATTTCCATCTGCAGAATTAAAGTAATACAGGAACACATCATGGGGAATTGCATTATCAACATGTGGATAATTATAGTTATCATAATCAGACTTAGTTAAAATATTTATTCTAGCCCTAATTATAGTTTTAGGTTTGATATTATGTTTATCACAAAATTTACTAAATACATATTCATATTCATTATTATTTAAATCTTGCACAACTTGAAATGTATTATAGGAATCAGGTGTTGCTAGTACTAATGACTTTGGTAGTTTTTCTCTTTGCCCTGGAATATTCATTATTTCTAGGGCTCTCCAAACCTTCCAGTTTGGCTGATAGTTTGAAAAAATTTGGTTAGCAAAACCAACCTGTTCTTCATATGTTAAAAAACTGTCATCTTGAATGAACATTACTGATACGATTCGCCTTGTAGCCTATTTTCAATAAGCCTTTCTCTTTCATCTAAGAAAGAGTATGCATATGCCATCATTTTTTCTTTTCCAACTGGGTCATTCATAATTTTATTGTAATGATGGCTACAAAACATTAGTTCGCCATTTACTCCAGTTACAGACACGTATGCCTGTGCTAGACAAGAATCACACCTATCTAAAGGTGTAAGAAGCCATTTGCGTTCAGCGGTTTGCTCAGTCATTCTATTCATATTATACCTTCTTATTGTCGGTGGAATAAAAACCCTTACTATTAAATTGTACACCAAATGAAGTGTATTGTCTAGTCAGGACACCGTTGCATTTTTCACAAAAATATTTAGGCTCATCTTCTAAGATAGATCTTTCTTTAGTGATGTTTATTGCACAACTATTACATAGGTATTCATATTTTGGCATAATTTAATCCTAAAGTGATGGTATTGTTATTTTTAGTTTAGGGCATTTAATAGATTTAATTGCCAGCAATTCTTTTTCATCTACAAATAAAGACCATCTAACTTTAATAGATACCCAATTCATAATGTATTGACATTTATATTTTTCATTTGTTGGCATCCACTCAGCAGGATCTCTGTCTGATTTAGAGCGATTAGAGGCTCCCGTTACAGCAATTAAATGTCGTGCATCTGTTTGATCATTTGCATATAGTTCACGTTTTTTATCATCCCATGCAGAGGCTCCAGAATCCCAGGCTTCTGCAAGGGGAACCATATGGTCTACATCTAATTTTCCAGCATCAGTTACTTTTACACTGTCATAAACACTAAGCCATTCTCCGCCTTTAATTACACAGCCTTTTTCAACAACTGGTTTGACGGTTGCTTCTGAAATGATTACTGCTTTGCGTGAATCACAACCATTTCCAACGCTAACCCAATGCTTAAACTTAGTTCTTACGTAGCCTGTGCGCGATTCTGGGGCAACTTTAAGTACTTTAATAGCATCATCTATAGACTTATATGAAACAGCGCTTCCAGTTGAAGCGTAGGCTGTATTTGTAAAGATAAAACTAATTAATAATAAGGCTAAGACATTTTTTGATTTCACTTTTGTCCTTTTGTTTTAACTGGTTCTCCAGTAATTCTATCTTTTCTATATCGTTCAGTACCGTCTTTATTCAATGCAACGATATATCCATCACGCAGGATCATATGATTAAAACCAATTTTAGTCTTAGCCTTAAATGACATTACTTTGCTGTCTTCTTTGCAACCTTTTTTGCTACTGGACGTTCTAGTTTTACTTCAAGTGGAGTTGCTTCTTCACCTTTATAAATTGGACGACCCCAACCAACAATAGTATTGACTAGTTTCTTTTTATTATCTTTTACATATGCTCTTGTTTTTTCGGCACACATTCCGCCATTGCGTTGATCTCCCTTAGCAGATCCAGCAGTATTTCCTTCAATGGTTTGAATAGTTCCATCGCCATTGTTTTTAATACATAAACCTACGTGAGAAATACGATTTACTCCATCATCTGGGAAATCAAAATAGATCCAGTCTCCAGGTGTTGGGTCATCGTTACGAGCATCTGCCCATCGTTTATTCTTCTTAAACCAATCTGATGCTGCTACTGTTGAAGCAGACTTTGGATATTTCTTTGGATCTAAACCTGATGTGAATGCAGACCAAGAAACAAAAGACTGGCACCAAGGTTGGAAGTTTGCACCTGTCCATTTACCATACTTTGTTTCATTATCTTTTGGACCCTCAATGGTTCCAACTTCTTTTTTAGCGATTTCAATGATCGCCTCCACTGTACCTTTTTCTGCCATTTGACTCTCCTTTGTTTGTCTTATATATTATATCATTAATAATCTTTTGTGTCAATTTTACCTAAAAATTGCTGTGCCCACGAATAATGGTAAAAATATCCATGATGTCCATCTCTTTTAAAATTCCAATTTTTGTTAGTTTTTATTTCATTAATAAAAAATTTTTGATTTTTTGTAATAAACTCTTTCTGACTAATAAATTTTATAAATTTTTTAAAAATATTAACATTACTATAATTTATAGCATCAGAATAATCCCAAGTAGACCAAAATAATTCTATATTATTAGAAATACAATAATCTTCAAACAGTTTCATTAAAATTGTAAATGTTGCAAAAACATTTCTTTGTTCTTCTACTGTTAATTTTCTAATTAAGTATCGTGCATTGGGTCCCCTTTCCTGATCTTTTTCTTTTACTGTATCTGCAAAAAAATATTTATAAAAATAATGTTCTTTATCGTCACTACTATCTTCCCATTGATAAATTCTTCCCATATTTGGTAAAAGAATATATATTGCATCTGGCTTACCATAATTATTAATGTATGCCATTATATTTGATATAATAACTTCATGACCCCAACCTGCTTTTGATAAATTAAAAAATCCAGAAATTTTTTCTTTTTTACAAAGTTCACCATAGACCATATATGGCCAACTAGATTCTAAATTACCTCCATAACCCTCTGTTTCTGAACAACCAGCAAACAATATGTGTTTTCCATTATGATTTTTTATAAATTCATCTGAACGAAAACCTAAAGAATTAAAGTAATACCTAACAGTATCATCTTGATTATATTCTTTATTTAACTGTTCAGAATCTATTAAAAACTCTTCTTCTTTAGTTCTAACTTGATTATCAATTTTATTAAAAAATAAAGCGCGAGATTTAGAATTTTCTAATATTGGTTGCATTAAATATTTTTTTTTCATAATGACATCTCCTTATTCTAAGTCTGGATCTACATATTGATCTTGCGTGGTATGCATTAACAATAAAGTATATCTCTTTCCATCTTCAATTGGAGTAATTCCATGTTTCCATTTTTCTCCGTCACTAATAAAAAATACAGCACTATATTTCTTTGGCTTGTATTCAAATTCTAAAAGAGGGAAAAAAATTTTTCCTCCTACAAAATCATCATTTAAATAAATTACAGAACTATACTCAATAAATTTTTCTGGATCCTGATCATCAATATGAACACCTCCGGAACTTCCAATATTCCATACTGACCCAAAGGCTTTAAAGCATTTAATTTGATTTGTTTCATTGGGATTTAATTTTTGATGAATTAAATTTGCTTTTAAAGCATATTTTTTTAAAATACTCATTGTAGTTTTATTATATGGAAATGCTGTTCCACCATACCTATTCTTATAATACTCTGGATAAGGATTTATTTCTGAAGGATTATTAATTTCAGATATTAAAACATTAGCGTCTTCTTCACTAATAAAATTATTAATAATAATTGGTTTATCTTTTATAGGCAAGTTAATCATAATCCTATTCCTCCCCTGTAGAAAAATATCTTTTTTCTTTGGGAACATTGTGATACCAATTTGGTAAAGAATATTTTATGCCATCTGTTATTTCTTCAACTTCATGAACATATAAAAAATTTGATGGGAAAAACAATATACTTCCAGCCTCTGGTTTAAATGATAAGTTTGAATTTTTAAAAACTAAATTACCACCTTCATAATCATCATTTAAATACATCAAAACGGAAAGAGTCCTAGTACTTACTCCATGATCTTGGTGTGCTGGCAGATATCCAGATTTTTCATACTTAAGTAAATGCATTGAATCATCTCTCGATTTAACATTTAAAAATGGATAGAGAGTTCTATAATTAGAAAGATATTCGTCTAATGGGGAAAATAATTTTTTTGAAATGCTGTAAATTTCATCATAAAAAAAATCATCTTTATTTATTTGTTCTTGTGGTATAAAAAATTTCTGCCAACAAAAAAATTGTTCCTCATAGTTCCAAGAAGACCAAGGTTTAGCAATAGTTTTAATAATTTTATTTTTATTATTTAATATTTTTTTATCTAAATCTTCAACCTCTTTAATTATTTTTTCTGGATCAATAATTGCATTTTTATAATAAACCAGTCCTAGATCTAAAATTTCAAAATTATTCATTATAATTGTATTTTCATTTTAATTGAATCAAAACCAGGAAAATATCTAGCAGTTTCTGTATCTAAGTTGGAGGTAGTGTTTTTATATGACACTCCAACATTATTGAATGGTAAGCATTTTATATCTGATATATTAATATTTTTATATTTTTCAAAATTATTTAATTTATTTTTATTTTTCTTTAAATAATTAATTGACTCATTATAGTTATGGTATAAATCATATGAACAAAAAGAATCTTCCAAGTTATTTACTTTAGAGATTAAATAAAAATTAGATGGACATGAGTATATGTCAATACCATTTATCATTAATTCTGTTGAAAGTAAAATGTCTTGTCCATAATATTTTAAATTATTTAAAATAGACAAAAACCTAATATGTTCTTTATTTAAAAAAATAAAATTCATATCTACCCAATTATTTAAATAAAAATTATTTGAAATTTCTTCATTTTTATTTATTAAAAAATTATTTATAGATAAATTAGTTTTTCCTTTACCAGATATAATTAAATTATTTTTTAATTTTAAAAAATTTATTAAAATCATATCCCAATTATCTATTAATTCTATATGCTCGCTTACTTCTAAAAAATAATCATAATTACTTTTTAAAAACATATGTCTATAATGTGGAACCCCTACATGGTCATCCCACATTATATGGTTATACTTGACATTATGGTTACTATAAAAAATTTTTTCCCTATTTAAATTTGACTGATCATAAACAAGAAATCTTAATGTTAAATTGCCACTAGATTTTTTTGCAATATTATCAATAATTAATTTTAAATTTTTATTCTTATATGAATGAATAAAAATTCCAATAGTTTCTTTCACTATAGCAATGGAATCCAGTGTTGCTGAACAAGAGTTTTATTTGGCTTATCTTGAACAAGATCTGATAATGGAACAATATCATACGCCAATGTAATTCTTGGTCCTTCCCAATCCCAATCTGCCATAGCATGTCTATGACCCATTTCAGAAACAATCATTCTATTATTTACATTATGGTTATCAACATTTTTTCCATGAACAATATAATGTGTTGTTGATGGTTCTGCATTGATTGAATAGTACCCATGAAAACGAGGTGCTGGGAATGGTCCATGATCATGCCAATCTAACTTTCCTTTTTTTGTAAAGTTAACGTTAAACCAACCTTGAACCATAAACTTTTGTTTGTTAAAATCAATATCATAGTATTCACAAGCCTCTTTAATTAATTCAGAAAGACCTGTATATACATTATAAATTTCTGGATTATAAAATTGAAAAACATTGTAATCTCTCCATTTTATGGTAGAGATACTTTGAGAGTCAACAAAGTTATCTAACTTAGCATCTAATGGAGTTATTCCTTTAATTTCTTCATTTTTGATTTGATCATAGGTTTTAAGCAAAAAACCTTTTAATTTATCAAGATCGTTATCTAAAAATTTTTCAAAAAATTTATGCTCTTTTTTCACAATAAACCCTTTCTATTTCTAATAAGTATATCACAAATACGTCTTTTTTTGCCATATATTTTTTTTATAGTAACCAGTTATATTTGTCCTTCTTTTCTCTTCAGATATATTCTTTTTTGCATATTCTTTTTCATCAATGACAACCTCTTTTTGCCAAGGTTCCCTTTTTATTGGTATCATCTGGCATATAGGAGTTCCTTTTGGAATAATTCCAAAAAAATTCTTTTTTATAAAGATTGGAATAAATGCGGGAAGACCCCAAATATCTGAATCAACAACGGCAGACGAAGTATAAAAGGGTAAATCATATCTATTAAATGGATGAGTAATTAAAATAGAATACCCTTTAGGGGTTTCATAATACCAATTCATTTTTACACCAAAATGGATAGGATGACATTCTAACGGAATGGCTAAATCTACAAATGGTCTTTTGTCTACTAAAGTTATTCCGCTATTCCATGAAAGAGAAGGTATCCCATCTTTATCTAATTCTACCAGTAAGTCTTCCTCTAAACAATACATGTATCCCATTGTCATTGCGTCAAAAAAGGGTAAACAAAGTTTTGTAGATACATTGCTTCCATCTGATCCTCTATCGTTAACTGGCGATAAATCTTTTAATTTATTACTTGATCCTCCATATGGAGATAGATCTTTATACCAATCTGGAAGGCACTTTATAGCCTCTACTGGAGGAGATAATCTTTTAGTGGATTCAGGATTACCTCCACTTGCAACAAAAATTATTTTTTTATTTTTCATTATATTCCTTTATAATTTTTTCTATAATATTTTTATCTTTAATAATAATATCAAATGCTGGAGTGTTGTTTTCAATAATAAAAAATTTATCTTTTAACATTGATTCTTGTTTTTTAATTAAAAAGTATATCCACTTTGGATAAATATTATTTAATTTTGTATTTATTTTATCAAATTTAATTGTTTCTTGAAAAATAAAAAATGGAGAATCAGGTATATTTCTAATTTCAACATCAATACTTTCATCAATAATCCATTGCGTATACATTTTATATTGTGCTAAATAGCAATCATTTCTATTTTCTAAAACTTTGTCTGATGGATAAAATTGTCTTAGCCAAGTTTTATCTATTGCATAAATATTTTGAACACCTTTTCTTTCAACCCATATATCTGCATGCGTATGCTGCCTTAAAACAACATAATCATTTTCTATAATTAGTTTTGGTCTTAATCCAAAGTTGATAGAATATTCATTAATAGGTTTTACTATATTTTTTTTATATTTACTTTTTAAAACTCCTTCAATATTTAACCATCGTGAGGGAACATTTGAAGTTCTTTGAATTTCATAAAAATCCATATTTGCAGAATTTATCCAAAAAGTTGATCCTGCTATATTATTAAGTACGTCATGACTAGGCATATTGAGCCTCTTGCAGGAATCGAACCTGCGCCATCCGCTTACAAGGCGGAAGCACTGCCACTATGCTAAAGAGGCATTGTATTTTTATCATTCCAATATCTTGAACACTACTTGGCATGGATCTCCACCTTCGTCCCACTCCTGTGCTTCTTCTGGGGTCATATAAGGATCTCCATCATGCGTATTACAAAATGGTTCTGTTATCCATCCCCGATCAATTCCATTATTAAGCCATATATCAAATTCTAATTCTTCTGTTTTATCTATAGACATATATATCCTTAAATACTAACTGTATCAATTGGGCCGAGACATGATGTAGAAAATTTAATAGCAGATTGAACTGCATTGATAGATCTTTTACGAGCATCTTTTTGATTTTCTGTAGCGTGTAAATGTCCCAATGCATATTGCATTCCAGATCCCATTACTAAATAATCTCCAGTATATTGTGTTAAAGACATATCTGCAGCACTATGTTCAAAGATTTTTCCTTTAACGCAAATAATCATTCCAAAATCAGAATCTTTTGATACATCTACCCACCACTCATTATAAAAATCACGAAGTTCTTTAATAAATTTAGTGTACATAAATTTTTCAATATTATTTCCAGTTGGCACTGATGGTTTAAAATTATGTTTTATTCTATCGCCATCCATAGTTCCTGCATATCCAAATAGATATGGGCCTTGCTGCCAAACTTTTGACGTGGCACACTGAAGTATGATATCATCGTCAGACACGCCTCTTTCGCCAGACATATAGATCTTTTCATCTTTACGAACAACGGCAATACAGGTCACAAAAGAACCCCTTTACTAGTAGATACATTAATTGTACCACCTAAAGGGGTCCTATGTCAAAGAAGGTCTTTGTCCTTATTTAGCCTTTTTGTCCACTGAAGAAAATGCTGCATTGATCTCTTCAATCGTGAGTTTGCCATCGTCAAGAAACCCTCTAGCCAGTCTCTCAACTACTGTTGCAACTCCTAACGTTCCAGCCAAGATAACAGCCTTTGCTGTGCTAATTCCTACTACTGCTCCAGCACCTATTACAGATAGTCCTGATGCTGCAAATACCGCAACAATTCGCATAAAAATATTATTTATGCTTGCAATTGCTCCTGATCCGACTTGGGTAGCCTCTTCAACTTGCTTTGTTCTTGCCATCTTTATTCCTTTCTATTTCTGATCGGACTTGTAATTATCCAAAGAGCAGTTGTTGCCATGATTCCATAACCAACAATAGTCTTTGCACTTCCGTCCAGAACAACCCAAGCAATAAACATACCGAGAAGGGTCCATGCTTGGTCTACCATATCTTTTAGGATATTTTTTATTATTCTTACCATCTTCTTCCTCCTCTTGAACCTGGTGAATTGGCTCCTCCGCCTCCGCCAGAACTTCCTCCGCTAGTAGAGCCACCTGTGGCTCCTCCTGTTGCTACTGCTGCTGCGTTAATTGCAGCACCTGTTGCTACAACTGTTGCTACAACCATATCTGTTGCTTCTTCTCTTTCTTCTTCAGTCATGTCAGCACCAATACTTCCAATTGCTGCAAGTGCTGCTCCTGGATCTGTAAATATTGCTTCTACCAATGCACCTGGATCTTCAACTAATTCAATATTTGCAGCAACTTCTGCAGTAATAACTAATGCATTTCCATTCTCATCTGTACGAACTTCAATTGGTGTTTCAGGTGGTAGGTCTGCATATGAAACTCCAGATGCCTGAACTTGTTCTGCTGATATTGATTCTCCAGGTTTAAGGTTTTCAATTAATGCCTCAACAAGAATTTCTTTTTGTTCTTCAGTTAATTCTTTTCCATCTTTTGCCTCTTCAAGTATTTCTTTTAATTCTTCTTCGGCAGCCTTTTCTTCTTCTGCCTCAATAGCCTCTGCTTCTGCAATTTCCGCTAACTCTTCTGCAATTTCTGCTTCTTCTTCTGCTATGGCTGCCTCCGCTTCTGCTTTAGCATTTTCTATTTCTTGTTCCATAGCCTCTTGTTCAGCAACAATTCTATCTGCTTCTGCTTGAGCATTTGCTTCTTCTTGTGCATCTGCTTCTTCTTGTGCAATACGGTCTGCCTCTGCCTGTGCTTCTGCTCTTATCTGTGCCTCTATTGCTTCAAGTTCTGCTGCTATACGATCTGCCTCTGCATTTGCATCAATCTCTGCCTGTATCCTTGCTGCCTCTTCAGCCATTTCTGCTGCTTCTTCTGCTAATTTTGCAGCAAGTTCTGCTGCTATTCTATTTGCTTCTGCATTGGCTGCAGCAAGGGCTGCAAGTCTGTTTGCTTCCGCTTGTGCTGCGGCTGCTTGTTCTGCAATCATTGCTGCTGCTTCAGCCTGTATCCTTGCTGCCTCTGCTTGTTGTGCTGCTGCTTGGGCTGCAACTTGTGCTGCAATTTCTGCTTCAGTTGGTCCAGTTGGTACTGTTACTGTTGATGTTTCGCTAGGCGAAGGCGTTGTTACGGTTGTTGTTTCTGTAGGAATTGTAACCGTTGTAGTTTCGCTGGGTGTTGTTACAGTTGTTGTTTCGGGTGTAGGTGTAGGTTCTGGAGCAGGGGCCACATATGTAGAACCAGTAACAACATTTGAATTTGCAGAGTAAAGGGCAAATGTATCGTTGTCTGATCTAATATGAAATGACCAGACTGTTCCTGCTGGCATAAGTCCATCTAGCAAGGAATGATCAATTGTTATTGTTGTATTTAAAGAATTTGGTCCGCCAACATTTCCAGTAGGAATTCCCCAGCCATTGCACCCAGTACAATTAAAACTAATTGCATATCTTTCTGGCTGAGTGTTTCCAGTGTCTGGTGCTTCCCAGGATAAAACTATTGCAGTACCACTGTCAGTCAATACAAGGTTTCTTGGAGGTCCTATTGTTTTTACTACTGGGGCTGCCTGCGAAGTAAATGCTGATGCTGGAATAATATCCATAGATCCAGATTGATCCCAATGAAGGAATACATTTGCTCCCCCGCCATTTTCATAGTACATCAATTCTATAGTTTTTGGAACTCCTGCTGTAAAAGAAACTGGAGCACTTGTAGTTCCTCCACCACCTTTATCAACCCAATCATTTGTTATTAAAGTTCCATCAAGATATAGTTTAGTTCCATCATCTGCTGTTGCTAAAAATGATATTTCTTGGGTGGTGTTGCTAAGTATTGATCCTGTAAATCTTACAATGACATCTTCTGAAGGTCCTCCAAGAACACTTCCACTACCCCATTGAAAATTAATATTGGGCACAGTTGTTATTAAAGTTGGAGACATTCCTTGTGGTATAGAGGGAGAACCATTTTGACCTTGCACACTATAGACTTCTGCAGTTAAACCTTCTGTTGCATGGGCTTTGTCTGAGTGCCCGAAAAATAAAGACCCGACGACAAGGCCTAAAACAATTAAGAATCTAAGTGATTTTTTCAGTTTCCCTTCTCCTAGGTCAACACTGTTGACTACTATATTATAACATTATATTAAAAAGTGAGCAGTTTATAGACAACTACTCAGGTCTATCGTTCACGGGTATTAGCCTAACGACTCTCATATAGAGCATCCGTATTAAATATAGCCGATCAATGTTTCATAATCTCTATAACTATATATTATACGGAATTATTTAATCTTTATAGATTTTGGTTTCTTTTCTTCTGGAACATTACGTGTAACTTGAATGTTTAACATTCCATCAGTTAGATCAGCAGTTGTTACTTCCATATATTCACCAAGAGCAAATGAACGAGTAAACTTACGAGCAGCGATTCCTTTATGTAATACTTCTGCATCAGTTACTGTTGCTTGTTCCCCCTTGATGATTAATGTTCCTTTATCTACCGCAATATCAAGGCTTTCTTTGCTAAACCCTGCTACTGCTAGAGTAATAATATAATTATCATCATCTAGTTTAAGTAGATCATATGGTGGAAATCCACCTGCATTAATTGAATGTGCTTGATTTAATCTATCTAATTCTCGATTAAATCCAATAAAAAAAGGATCTTTAAAAAGATCCATAGCGAACGTTGTTACCATTTCTTTCTCCTTTTCAGCGAGTTAATTTATATCCCCGTTAGGCAGATACTATATTATTATAACACAAAAGGCAGGGAACTTATGTTACCCTGCCCTAAGTGTTGGACTATTTACTTCTTTTTTGCTATTGATACTTTTAGTGTTGCCACTGCCTTGCTCAAAGCGCTAACAGACTTCATCAAAGATGCGATCTGTGTAGTCAATGAATCGATCAAGGTTGCGACTGAGGCTTGTAGCACAGTTACCTGTGTTGCAAGAGCCTTAACTGCTGCGTTTGCAGTTGCTACGTCAGTCTTAACAGAGGCTACTGAATCAATAACGTTAACTGCTGGAAGAGATACAGTTGCAATTGCAGTGCTCTCTCCTTTAGCAAAACCAGTTACTGGAGTGTCTGCTATATCTGCTGACTGTGCAATAGTTACAAGAGATGCAATGATTCCAGCATCTGCAAGTTTTCCATCAAAGGATTGTAATATTGCAGAGGCATTTCCATTAGCATCAGTTACTGCTGAAGTTGAAGTTACTCCGTTGCCAAAGATTCCCTTAGAATCAACTGCAAAGTTAACACTAATTCCTTTAACTGGATTTCCCCAACCATCTTTAACAGTTGCAGTTACTTTTCCACTAGCAGTTGTTAATGTAATGTTTCTTGCTGTTGTTGCAACTGCATCATTAACCGTAAAGGTTGCAGTTTGTGTCAATCCTCCACCAACAACAGTTACTGTTGCAAGTCCAGGTTTGGTTCCAATTGCTGTAAATTCTTGTCCGCTTCCGATAGTAACAGTCTTCAAATCTCCTGTTAATGGACGAACAGTAGGTGCAGAAGTTCTAAGAACAACTCCTTCAGATGCAGTAACAACAAGTGCTACTCCAGAGACAGAAGTTCCTGAAGCATTCTTTAATGATGTTGCAATAGTTACTGCAGATGCAGTTCCTGCTGTTGTTGCTTGAACATCTTTTAATACTTTAACAGTCTCTGTGCTTCCACCAGTTAGTGTTAGTGATGCATATGATCCCGTTGCGGAATAGGTAACTGTAAGAACATTTGCAGATGTTAGCAGACCAGTTGAAGTTCCTGGAGCAGTAACCTGAATGGTCAATGCATCAACAAAGTTTGTTGTTGATGTGCTTGAATCTTTAAATGTAATTGTTGCATCTCCATTGATATCAGTAACTGAGGTTGCAATTGTTGTTCCAAAGTTTCTGCTTGAAGAAGACAATGTTCCAGTAACAAAATAATATTGCTGAGGAGTGTCAAAGTTATTCTTTACATTAATCTTAAGGCTTGTGGTATCTCCACTCTTAACTACAGAGTTTGTAATTGATGCACTTAATAATGATGTAGAAATTCCAGTTGTTCCTAATGCACCCTGAGAAACTGAAGGAGCAGTATAGGTTACTGTAACAACAGAGTTTCCTGTTGCTAGAGCAACTGTAATTGTGAATGATCCACTAGCAGTAGTAGCAGAAGTAACGTATGTTCCAATTCCATTAGTTCCAATAACTACTGGATATGTTCCATTTGTAATTCCAGCAACGCTAGAAGATGTAATCTTAGCATTAACAATCGATCCTGCTGTTCCGCTAATGGACCAACCAAGTGTTGATGCAGAAGAGGTACTAGCAAAATATGTTGTTGATGTTGGTGTCTCAATTGCAACTGGAGCAACATACTTAACTGTAGATGTTGAAACTCCGATGGCACTTGAAAGAGCAACCTTTGTTGCAGTTGCTACTGGATTTGTTGTAAATGTTACGATTTTGGCAACTGATGGAGTTAAAATTCCACCTAAGTTAAATGTAAGAGTAGAACTTGTTGAACCAGTGTGCTTAGCATGAAGATCATATGATCCTGTTGATGCTGTAAGTGAGTCTGTTGACTCTAAGAATGTGTTTGTTGTTGGTGTTCCAGATCGGGAAGCGGTTGTTAAAACACTTCCTGGAGCAGTTAACTTACCTTTTGTTACAGTTAACGTTTCTGTTGATCCAACTGCAATAGTTGAAGAAACTGTAATTCTTTCTAGAGAATTACGAAGTAGTGTTGGAATACCATTGGTATCTTTAAGTGTAATTCCAAGATCAACTGAAACATCTCCTGCTGTTACTAAAGAAGAAGAACTTGTTTCTAATGAAACTGGAGTTCCTCCAACCTTAACATCTGCGGTAAAGTAAGCCTCTCCACCATCAATGGTTGAGTTTCCGCCAATTGTGTTTCCCACGTTGTCAATCCATAATAAAATTTTATAAGTTCCTGGAGTTCTAAATGCGTTTGACAAAACGCTTACAGAATCAACTGTAACTGTTTCATCACTTCCGCCTAGAACAACAGTTGCTGCAGTGTTGTTTGATAAAGTTGCAAGAGCCACAAGAGTGTCTCCAACTGTAATTTGAGTTGTTGCATCTACTGTTGCTGGTGTTGGATTTGAAATAATGCGACCACGAACAGTTACTGTTTCGCTTGCTCCAGATGTATCTGAAAGAGCAATCATTGAAACAGAGACCTTGTTATCTGCTGCAGTTGCTGATGCAACGCCATTAGATAATGATGATGAACGGTTTGGAACGGTATCTACTGATAGAATTCCAGTAATTGCTGCATTGGCTGGGGCTGATGTAATTACAGACACTCCAGACAGGGCAAGCGCACTAACTGCTGTAACAGCAATCTTTTTAAATAAGTTCATTTTTCTCCTATAAGTTAACATGATTTTAGCCTTTATGACTATACCTTATTATAGCAGATATATAAGAACTGCGTCAAACTGACTATAATAAATTAAACTTTCCCAAAAACTCTTCTACATCTTTTGGCATCTGCATATTACGTCTTTCTTCTCTTTCTTGAAATTCTTGTCTATTTCTTTCTTTTGCAGCACTGCCCCAAGTGTGTACATCAATTTCTAAGTTTAAATCTTTTTGTGTGTGTGCAATTGCTCCATAGACTGCACCACAAACAGCATCTGCTAAATCTTTAGATGACTTACGTGGGTGGTCCACTCTGTTACCTTTCATAATTTTTAACTCAGAAAGTTCCTGAAGCAATAAATCAATTTGTGGCATTGCAATTCTTTCTTCATAAACCATCATTGCTAAATCTTCATAATGTTTTTTAGCAACTGAAACTGTATCTGTATTTATTCCAACAGCCTTAAGTTCATTTTGAATATCAAACGATTGCCATCTATCAAAGGATACAATACCAATGTTAAATCCTTGCCTTCTTAGATTAATGATCCATTGTTTTACTTCAGATAAATTTACTGGTCCCTCGATTTTTGGCTCCCACCATGCAACAGCATCTACAACAACAACTGGTGCAACCTGTTCATAGTCTTTAATAACTTGAATGTTAACCCATTTATCAACGTGTGCAATAGCAACAGCACACTTATCATGCTTCTGTGCAAGGTCTGCGTGTATATAATATGTTTTGTCTGGGTCTGGTTTAAAAGATTCATCAAACCTTCTATTAGAATCTAATGGGTTTCTTAGGGTCATACACTTAACTAACTTATCTTTTTGTTTAAAAAACGCATCTGATGAAAATGTTGGGATACATGCAAAACGCATCATTGCATCACCTAAGTCTGTATAGAACGCATGTTTAAAATCTTCAATACTTCTTGTTGGGTTTACTTCCCATGTTGGTCTTTTTAATGCTAAGATTCCAGGAAACTTATATGAAATAATATAATCTTCATCCCAGGAAATTTCAAATGAATTGTCTGGAGTATCTCCTAGTTCTGGATTTAAAATAAACTTGTGGGTTTTTTCAACAACTTCTTTTTCAGCAATTACGCTATCATATTTTTCCGATATAAAGTCTCCTGGATATCTTGGAAAAGAAAGCAATACAACCTTTCCAAGATCTGGAAAACGAGAGTCTACGGAACCACGAAAGGCTTTATAAATGTTTTCTGCAGTCTTTCCTTGTTCATTACCAGTTCCAACTTCAGAAGCAAATCCAGAAATTTCATCAAGTACTGCAAGTAATAAGTTTAAACCTTCATGTGATTCTCGTTCTGAGTGTCCAGAATAAACTGTTATGGATTGATCAAATTCAATAGAGTCTGCTTTTGCATTATACTTTCCTGCAAACCAAGGAGATTTTTCAATCTTATTTTTAAACCCTTTGAAAAAAACGTTCTTTGCTTGTTGAGCATTTATAGCAACGTTAATAAGATCTATTGCGTCTCCGCTTGGTTTTCCGAAGTATCTTGCGGGGTCTTTAAGACATAGTAACTTATAAACAATATAGGCACAAGCCACAGTCGAAGTAAAGTCCTTGCCACTACCCTTCCCAAGTTGTAGAATAATTTCGTTTTTAGTAAATTTGTCATAATATTTTTTACCTTCCACTGTTCCCATTATTTTTTCTAAATCTTCTTGCTTGTATATTTGGCTCATTGCTTCAACAATTTCATATTGTATTTTTGACAATGGAGGTTGGCCTAAATAGTTTGGAGATTCAATAAATGTTTTTGCATCTACTGGAACTTCTAAAAAATTATTGTCTTCAAGTACTTCTAAAAACTCATTGAACATCGTGGACAATTGTTATTACCTCATTATCTTTAGCAATAGATGATAACCTTTTCATAATTTCATCTCTTACTTGTGGGTACTCAGAAGCAATATCACGTAATATTCCAATCAATACTTCTTGTTTTTGTTCAACCTCTAAGATTTCTTCTGCTAGTTCTTTATTTTCTAACAGCCCTGCTTTTTGTAGCATATCAATTCTTTTAGATTCAATATCTAATACTAATTTAATTGCATTAGTCTTTGCTCCAAGATTATTATTTAATCCAGCCTCATCAATAACTTCA